TCTGATCTTTGTTTCAGCATCTCGATTGCATCTCCAGCCTTCATCACTCTGCCAAGCCGGGGATCATAAACTTCTCCTGCCTTTAATTCAGGTGTCTGTAGGTTAGGTCGTTGCCATTCTCGTTTTTCCCCATCAACAGTTGTAAATATACCAGTTCCTTTTTGAGTTTCAGCTATTGATTGAAGTGTATCTCGCGCTGAAGGTGAATCAATAATACTAATAGGTACTGCTGGACTTCCTGTTGGATCTTGAGAATCCGACGGAACATCACCCATAGCTTGTTTGTCTTCTTGCGTAAGCATAGATCCAGACTCTCCCTGCATTATTTGTTCAAGCCTAGCCTTCAGTTCTAATGCTCTTGTACTTGTTGCGGGACGAGTACGGGCTGCTGGATTTCCTGTTGGATCTTGAGAATCCGACGGAACATCACCCATAGCTTGTTTGTCTTCTTGCGTAAGCATAGATCCAGACTCTCCCTGCATCGCTTGTTTAAGCCTAGCCTTCAGTTCTAATGCTGAATCACTTGTTGCAGGACGAGTACGGGCTGCGTTAAGATCAGGTATATCATCTCCAAACATAACATCTCTAAACGGCCTTGGGTCTAACATTGATATTCCGCGTTGCAGTAAACCTTTATTCCATGCCATATCAGATCTCCTTTAAATAATATACAATCTATACCAAAACATTATACCTGACAACATTTAATTAATATCGAACTGCATCACCCATCCTACAAAATTGGTTTCTATTCCCGCATCTGGCTGTGGATAGTCATCGCCGGAAGGGTTATTCGTTAATCCACTAAAGTAATATTTGAAGTAAGTCGTGTCTGATGGAAACTTGCATATTCGGAAATCAACATACGGAAATGTATTTCCATCGGAATAGACCAGACCATAAGTATTGGTGTAATATCCATTCTCTGTGAATAGGCATACATTAGTAATCGAAGGAAGTTGTCTGCCGGAAGTAATGCTTGTCCCATCTCCAAACTTGTGCGCTACACGGCAAGCAGGAGAAACCACAGACTCATATTCATCTATCGCTAGAACTATTGACTTAAACACATTTGTTGGACAAGGATTTGTGGGAACAGACGTTCTAGTACTTATTGACGCTGAAAGACGTCTATCATGGTTTCCTTTTCCTGCCGTATAGGTAAAGTCTGCTGTAGGCAATACCATAGCTGCCTGATTAGATGATAGAAGTGTTGAAAAGTTGTCCGATATATAACCAATAGCATTATCCCACGTTGCTTCTGAATATCCAGTCCAATCAATCCATCCCGGTCCTTCCAGAACTTCAGTGGTTCCTGTCGAGGTGGCTATACCTATATTTTCATAAACACCTGTGACTGTACCATCACGGTAAAAGTATGCTGCATGGACTGTCGAAGTGTCTCCTGAATATGCTCCTACACCACCATATTCCCCATCCAGCACATCATTTGTGTATCCCTTGAAGGAAGTATCAATCAAATATGCTGTGCCAGTTACTAGACTATTCGGATCGGGTGTATAAGCACCAAATAGATTCGTGCCAGATTTTACCCATCTTTCTACTGTGGCAGTACCAGACCATATAGTTCCGCCAGTTGTAAAGGTATATGTAGCAAATGGATCATCTGTCAAGCCATTCGCCCAACTAACATCTCCATCTGATATACTGTAAGTCCAACCAAGGAAAGACCATACAAAATCTCCTCTTTCGTAAGTTCCCCACTCGGACGGATCGTCAGGCCAGAATACATTTGTTGTTGAATATTCACCCGTTCCATTAACCAAATTAGCAGAAAATGTCAGTTTTGTTGATCTTAGTATATAGCTATTGCCATTGGTGACGACAACCTTCCATTCTCCTTGATGTGGTGTCGAATAAAGCTCCCACCCACCCGTAATGTCTGGAGAAACCGCCCCGGTGACTGCTATCAGATAGCCAGCATAGTCCTGATTGTCAGGATAAAGGTAACACATATCTTCATCTTCCCGAATATGCCAAGCATTTGCATTGGTGTAATTTGATTCATCAATATAAGTGTAATCACCATTAGCGACCGTATTAGAACTATCCGCTACTGATACATAATTGCTTTCTCCATAGAGTATCCATATATTGCTTACTGGCTGTTCTATGAAGGCAAGTCCATCTAGCCGACCATAATCATATTGGTATCCCTCAAGATAGTTCCCATTACAGTCTGGAGAGATTGCATTTGTCACAATTAAATCCACTTTCGTTGTCGATCCCCCCATAGAAGATAGAAAATTCCAATCGGCATATTTGAGGAAACCACCACTGCGAAGATATAAAGGAATTGATTCATTTGGAATTGTCAGAAAATGGTTAACATCTTCACCATGATACTCGTCACCATCTTTATCCGGCTTATACCATCCCGATTTCATTACTGACAAAAGATTAGTTAAATCATCTCTATGCCAGTAACCCGTAAAGTCGCCAGATTTAGCCCATCCATTTGTGAATACAAAACCGTATTCAACCTCTCCATAAGCCGTTCCTGCTGCTAGGGTTGCAAGAATAGGGTTAAATATGCTAATATCAACAAGATTATTTGTCCATACGTAATAGGTAGCTGGTGCATTATATACTAAGTGGTATCTCTTGTTTTCATCCTCAGGATTTTCACATCCAATATATTTATTGGTAGTATCCTCATTGTAATAAGATGGACTTGACCATATATATGTACCTGACATGTCTGGTGTTGTGCTTCCAGTAATAAGGATCACATTGGTAGCGGATATATCATAGGTACGACGTACACCATTGGTCATGCCCGTTAATTCTAGTGCAGCTTGAAGAGTCAGATTGCTTCCTCCTGTATTCGATATGCTATTCCAGTTTGTCTCAGTTCCATGAAGAACTACTCTCCCCTCATTAAACCAATTTGTGACGTGCCGTTGTGCTTCATAAACATACCATGAGATATAGGGAGCCTGACCATCCTTGGTATCAAATGGATAGATTCTGGAAGCAACTACGGTAGCATCTTCATCATATGCCATGTCTGTAAAACCGTCGTGCCATACCCACCCACCATTTGTAGGGAAAAGAATCGTATTATACCAAGATGGATCAATGTTTGGGAGTGCGTTACTCTGAGTAGTTCTGGATAGCCAATAATTAGCACCAAACCACGGAGTGTCATCATCATGGAAGTTCATAACGCTATGAGTCCGTAATGATTGAGTAAGAGGGAGCCAATTCGTAGATGAAGATAAATCATCCCCCGATTGCCATGCTCCAAATGCAGACAAAGTTGTAAACATTAGCAGTATTAAATGTTTCATCGTTGCCTCGGATAATCCCACGTTCTGAATAAATCATCCCCAGATTGCTCATCACCGGGCGCGCGCAATGTACCACCATCAGGATCATACGCTCTTAATTCGATCACTTTGTATAATTTCTTTTCACCCCTGACCGTCGTATTTTCACTGCCAAATACGGGGATATGCCCAAAGACATACTGTTGGATTGCCCCTGCTGAAGTCACTTTTCCTACACATACAGCATAAGTATCTATGCTATCGGAAGGTTTGATAGTTGAAATGCTTGATGTATATGGAGTTGAACTCTTATCAAGAATAGCCCATATAGATTTATCTCCAGTGGTGACGCCTTCTGGAACCATTATTAACGTATAATCAGATTCATCATCCGATCCTTCAGTCCCTATAAACAAATGAGTGCCATCTGAGTCATTAAGGACAAATGCACCATGTCTAACCTTTACTGCCGATACTGCACCTTCTTCAAACAATACGATAATTCTAAATGGATGTGGTCGTTTGAGCGGCACTGGAGCTTGGATGGAATCTACAGGAAACGGAATGGATACTTGGTGCATAGATGAATCCGAATCTTGCGAAGCAATAGACTTAAATTGCTGTTCCGCAATCTCTTCTTTTGCAATCTTTCTGGCAAGTGCTTCAAATAGTTCTAATAATTCAGCGGTCATGGAGTTACCTCTGTCCATGGACCATATTCTCTAAAATAGGCTTCAACATACCAACCTATTCGTCCCGAATCTGTTATTCTAGCAATAGTTGGACTTCCAATAGCAACCATATCCTCACTCGCAACACCCACATAGATGCGCTTTGTTTGTTCTGCTTCTGCAAAAGTCTGTGTAATAACACTTTTGTATATTCTTGTTACTGTCCGTTCTTCATCTTTGTAGATTTCGACAAGATCTTCATCTTTAGTTGTTTTTTGTCTTTCTTGTTTAGGCTCTTCGGTCTCTACGTCCACCGTACTACGCCAGAAAGTTGATCCACTACCAACAGCAACTTTAGACGACACTCCATCCCATAATCCAAAACGGTTTTTCTGATGACCAAAGGAATTTGATGTGTCATTGGTTAATGATGCGGCAATAGCAGTTCCGTAAGATTCTGCCTGATTGCCCCATCGAATTACTGATTCTGCTCCTTTTCTGGAATCATACTCAATCCATCCGGTAGTCCACGGTTGACCTATCTCTGTGGATTCAATGATATTGTATTTGTCTTTGAAGTTGGTTGGTACTTGTGTCTGTCGGACAATCTCACCTTCCCCACGAACAGGAACAGAACTTATCTTGTCGCCATTGAATGTCCGATCTGTAACAAGTGCTGCTAATCCATTTTGATCATAGTCTGTTACGGTGATTTCATTCCCGGTAGATACTGACTTAATTGTCCGGTATTTGCCAAAGTCTGTAGGAATGTTCTGAGCTTCAACCGATTCACCAGTACCAGCCGTAGCATCCTCTGGTGCATCATTTTGGGTATGCGTAGTTACGTTTGTTGAGGATAAATGGTTTTCTGAATTACCGGAAGCAGGTTGATTAATGGGGGTTACTTCTACCTTCTCATTATCAAATCGCCCAAACTCATTTTCTTGCGAGCGAGTAGATACCACCTTTCCCTCAACACTGGTCGCTTCCGCTTTGGATTCTGCGTTGTGTTCCCACGTTCTAGCAATCGTTTGACTAGCATCCGCTTTTGAGACATGTTCCACCGTCTGAGTTTTGGCTGTCCGGGATCTGTCTGTTGTTTTATACTTACCAAACTCTGTAGGAATAGAAGTTCTGTCAATGATCTCCCCAAGTGTTTCTGAAGGATCTGCTAGAGCATCGTCAGCTTGCGTGTGAAGCGTTTCTGTAGATGTCTCTGAATGATCTTCATGACGAGTTGACCCATCCTGGTCTTCTGGCGTGATAGTCTCTTTGGTATTATTGAATAAACCGAATTCATTCTCTTGCGATGATGCACGAACAATCTTACCTTCGATTGGCGTAGCATCAGCTTTAGCAGCAACATTACGCTCCCATTCTCTATCAGTAGATTGGTCTGCCCTTGATTCTGAAATGTGTGACACCGTCTGCTCTTTTCCGGTTCTTATCCTATCTGTAGTGTGGTATTTGCCAAACTCTGTCGGATTACTTCGACGATCTATAACTTTGCCTACAGTTTCAACAGGTGAAGTCAATACTTCGTCAGCCTGTGTATGAACAGTTTCATCTATGCCTTCGGAAGCAGATTCTTCCTCAAATATTCCAACCTGATCTTCTGGAGTTATTATCGTCTTCTGTGTCGCAAACTTACCAAACTCTGTAGGCCGGGAATTAGCCTGTACGATTTTACCCTCAATAGGCGAATCATCAGCTTCGACATCAGCTTGTGTATGCGTTTCTGTTTCTGAGGTTCGATCTGCTCTACTCTCCGTAGCTTCCCCAGTCTGATCTTTTGTGGTTCTAGTGCGGTCAGTAGTGCGGAATTTGCCGAACTCAGTTTCTACATTCTGAACTTCATTGATTTCACCCTCAACTTCAACAGCATCAGGCAATACATCATCAGCTTGTGTGTTGACCTCCTCTGATACCGATTCAGATGAAGACTCTGTAGTGGAATCATTGGTTTGGTTAATCGGTGTTATTACGGTACGTTGTGTCCGTTTCTTTCCAAATTCTGTAGGAGCTTCAGAAGTTTGTATCACGAAACCATCTATAGGATCATCGTCAGGAGAATCATCGGTTTGAGTATGTGTTACCGTTTCACTGGTATGATCTGATCTAAGTTCTTTCTGTTCCCCGGTCTGGTCATACGGTGTGACCACCTCTAGGGTATTGTCAAACTTTCCAAATTCATTCTCTTTGCTCTGTGCATTAACAACTTTACCATCTTGAGCAGTTGCGTCTTGCTTGGCAGCAGCATTTATAGCAATAGTTCGGTCAGACTTCTGATCTGAACGGGAAGACGATATATGAGTGGTAGTCTGTGGCAATGGCGTTATGACTGTTCGCTGCGTACCATATTTGCCGAATTCAGTAGGTCTATTCTGTGTCTGAATGATTTTTCCGGCAACAGGGGTATCATCTGCTTCTGAATTTGCCTGAGTATTTAATTCTGTTGCCGATGTCCTATCCGCCCTAATCTCGGAACTATCCGAAGACTGATTGGCGGGAGTGATAACCTCTCTGCTTGTCTTGTATTTGCCAAACTCGGTAGGTTGACTTTGTGCATTGATTATAAAGCCATCTATCGGATCATCACTAGCAACTGTATCGCTCTGCGTATGCGTAGTCGTTGAACTTGTACGATCCGCTCTAGCCTGTCCTGATTCCCCGGTTTGATCTACAGGAGTAATGACTTCTTTTCGTGTTCTATGCTTACCGAACTCTGTTTCATCGTTATCAACAACAACAATTTTTCCTTCTTCTGCTGTTGCTTCAACTTCTTCGTCAGCCTGAGTCTGTTTGGTTACAACAGATGTCCTATCAGCCCTAGCTTGACCTCCAGCAGCAGACTGATTTATTGGCGTAATAACCTCTTTATTCGTCCGTACCTTTCCAAACTCTGTACTTTGGTTGGAAACTCTTACAACCTTGCCATCTTCGGCGGTTGCTTCCACTTCGGCGTCTGCCTGAGATGCTTTTGTTATCACCGATATTGACGCTGCGCTTACGTTACCATCAACATTAGGTTGATTGATTGGAGTTACCGTTTCGGTCTGATTGTCGAATTTGCCGAATTCATTCTCTCTGCTTGAAGCAGTGACAACCTTTCCCTCAATGGCAGTTGCATCAACCTTTTCTTCAGCATTTGTCGATATAACCTTAGATGCAGTTTGGTCAGCCCTAACAGAACTATCGTGCGTCACGGTCTGTAACTGTGGAGTTATAACCGTTTTAGATGTTCCGTATTTACCAAATTCAGTAGGACGGTTCTGCGTCTGGACTATCTTGCCATCAATGGGTGTCGCTTCCGCTTTTTCATCTGCCTGAGTCTCTGTATTGGTCTCGGATGTCCAATCTGCCCTAACTTCTTCACTTGAAGTAGCTTGATTGATCGGTGTGATAACCTCTTTAGAAACGGCAAACATCCCCGCCTCTGTCGGACGGTTCTGAATGTTGACAACTTTGCCTTCCTCGGCTTCTACTATTTCCTGTGCTGCCTTCTGAGTATTAGTCGTTACGGTTGAAGTATGATCGGCTCTAGCACTTCCACTAGATGCTGTCTGGTCATTAACCTCTACAACGCTCTCAGATGCTCTGTAACGACCTTCAAACTCTGTCTCCACCCATTGGGTTGCTTTGACCTTGCCAGCCTCTTGTGTGGGGTCTGACGGCTTTGTATCGGTCTGTATGCTTCTGGCGACCGTTTTGGTTGCAGCAGCACTAATTTCTATATCCTGTCCCTCTGTACTTTTTGAAACAGTCGTTTCTTCGACAATATCATAAAGAGCAGTTTCTTTGTTGTACCGGACACTAGCCCTCAATACTTCATTTGCACCCGCAGTCAAACTAACACTTGCGGATTCTTGATTCAATTTATCTACAGCACTAGAAGATGCAATATTAGAATCAGAAACATCATATTGTTGGTCATCAATCTCTTTTTCTGTCTTATCACTTACAGCGAGATCATACGTGCAATCATCATTGACTCGTTTATCTACTCTCCATGTATTACCAGCAGAAATAGAATTAGTAGGCAATGTGATACTTGTATCTGTATCTGATACAATCTCGCCAGAACCATTTACCGAAAGAACAGCCTTTTTGTAATCGCCGCCAATTAAATATGCACCTTCCCAGCGTTCCACTTCGGTATAATTGGCATGAGTATTATCACTTCGATAAGACGGGACATGAAGGGTTTGCCTAACTTTCTGTGTTATCGTTCCCGAATAAAGTCCGGTATTTGGATCAAGTCTAAAATTAGCTTCGTATGTGATTCCCATCGTGTTGTCAGGAGCATCCACAGGAGCAGCTATACCATAATAAAATGTTTCCTTTACAAAATATGCACAAGATTTAGATGCTATAAAATCGGTTTCATCTTCTGAATCAGGTTTATTTCTTACTGTGATATTTACCAAACCACGCTCATCTGGAGCCGATACTGAAGTCGTTGCCCCCTTGGTCTTGTTGTAGATGTTTATCAATGATTGAGCAACATATACGGGAACATCAAATAACCAATAAATCTTAGATGCAACAAGCGTATCGTATGCCGTCCATCCTTGAAGATTGAATCGTGGTTTCCCTAGCAGTACAGTTATCGTTGACGATTTATCAGAATCAGTCCACGACGAAGGAATCTCATCTATTACATCAAGAACATAGAACCCGGAACCGTAAGACTCTCCATTTATAACTGGAGTAATACCACTTGCTGCCGTATCTCTTAAAGCAGAACGTATTTCTTCTGTCTTCTCCGGGTTTACGCCGTGCCATTCAACCAAGAAATACTTTTGTGGATTTGCGCTATCTGCTTCGGTATCACCTTCAGGAAAATCACCATTGACGCTTCCTTCATGCCATCCATTGCCTCCGACAAGTCTTGCCTCAGTGAAGTCTATCTCATCGCCTTTTGTAAGGCTCTCCAGGAATCCTTGCCGGAACGTCTGAGCAATTACAACGCCTTCCTTATTGGACGTACTCTGCTGGCTCTTGATCTCAACAGAACGCCATACATCATCTAGTTTCTGGAAATCAATAACCGCATTACGAATAGTCTGTCTATTATCTTGCAGCCAAGCAATAGCCTGTTCTCCAGCACCAAGCGGAACATCATAATAGACTTGAACATCCTTATCGCCAATTAGTCCTTTGGCGGTATTGCCTCTAATATGAGCTTTCGATAACTCAAGAACCTTCCGATAATCAAAATCAAATGGCATGGTTATTCCTCGTTTCTGGTACCGAAATCACTTTGCGCGTTGATTGCTCGACCTACAACCTTTTGCAATTCCAATTGGTATAGCTTATAACTCTCACTGTCAGGGTCTTGCGCCCATGCGCCTAAGCGTTGACCATAATATTTGACACCTGCTAGAAAGCATGAATCACAATAATCCTCAAACCCGATGTTAACAGCACTTACAAATGTAGGAGGAATGACACTCTCATTGACACGTTGGTTAAGGTCATATACAACCATTTTTAAAGAAGAAAGAAATTGACGCTCTACTTCCGGCGTCTGCATACTCGAAGTCATCGTGCATACATCATCATACAAGTCGGCAAGGTTCATTATAACTCCTGAAAAAACAATACCGCCATTTTCAGGCGGCACGTTATTTTGTTAATTCCACCCTATTACTCAGACACAACTTCAGCAGATACCACTTCAGTCGTAAACCGGAATACATACTGTTTTGTTTGAAATCCAGTAGTTTCGTCTGTAGATGTAGACCTACTTACAGTCATTTTTGCGGGACGATCATCACTATCTTTCCTGTACCATGCGTTAGCAACCTTTTCGCAAATACCATACATGACTTTACGAAAATCACCATCAGTAGCATTTGCTTCCACATCGGTAACTTCTTCAAGAGTAGGATAACGCATAATTGAATGCGTTCCGGTTCCTGTGTCAGTAATGTCAACTACTGTCCCGCCAGAACTAGCCGAAACAGTTAATGTAGTTGTACTTGGGATTGTCAACACATAGTAATCCGTCGATGCCGCTAAACCCGAAGGCAACGTATCTGTAGTCGTAAACTGAACCTTATCGCCAATCTCTAAATAATGAGCAGACGAAACAGTAATGACATCAGTTGCAGCAACAACCGTAGCCTCATCAATAGCCGCAACTCCAGCAGTAATTGTCTCAAGACCAATCACACTGGAAGTCAGGTCATACCCTAGTCCAAACCACGCATAAGGAGCATCATTGAAAGCCATATCAAACCTCTATTCTGTAATTATAACTACCCGCCATACGGACGAAGCAGCAGCATTTGTCACACTAACCGTGACATCATTCTCAAACAACGAATACATAACAGGCGTATCATCCGTTAAAGCGGCTCCAGCAACGTCAGTCGCATCAACCCTTGGGCGAAACGTCTTAGACGCTACCACGGCGTTCGTAGCTAGGTTCACGTCGCTCATATACAGAGGAGCATACGCAATAGTCAATGTTCCTGTGGTTGTACCATCAAGGACAGAAGCATTGATTGTGTCAATCTTCCCGGTAAGATCAAGCTGAGTTGCTGCCCCTATTCCATTCGTATCAGTCGAAACCGACAGCACGATCTGGTTAGGAGCAGCCAATGCAGTTCCGCATATCAGGAGTAGAAGACAAATATACTTTGTCATTATAAATCCTCCTTACTCACCAGCTTCAAACACAACAGCAGCACTGGTAACAGATCCACCGTCAGCAACCATGATATAGTTCGTGCCAGCAGCAGTCCCTACAACTTCCGCAGTTGCAATGCCAGTCGCAGCCGTAAGATAGATGTAATCAGCATTAGCGGTCACAGTCTCGATAGCTGTTCCACCAGAAAGCGTGAGGGTAACAATGTTATTGGTACTCGGCACACCATAGGCAGTTTCAGCAAGCCATACACGAATCAAGCGACGCGCTGCAAGAGTAACTTCACCAGCATCCTTTGATGTGATCGCAACTGTATTAGTCAAGGTAGCTACACTACCCACAACAGCAGGATTCCCGGCAATACTATCAGGTTCCAAATAGTCCTCGCCAGCAACAGCCGCACTTATCACACCTGATGTGAGTTTCGCTAAACCAGACAATGCGGCAATAGTCCCTCTCCCGGACGATTCAAACGTACCATCACTATTCACCTTGAAGTAGTTAGTGTCATCACCAACGCTAAACAAGTCACCATCTCCAGCCAAAGCAATACTAGTCAAAACGACAAGCACTCCAGCAATAATCATATTCAACTTTTTCATATCAATCTCCTAAGGAGAACCCCACCCTGCTAGCTGTGAAAGGTCAACTAGCAGAGTGGGTTCGGTTTGGGGAATTAAAGACCAGTTAACGGACCACCACGCCATACATAGCGAGGATCAAGGCTACCGATACCAAAGGAGAAACGAATACGTTTACCCATGATGTCAGGATTCTCGAAGTTAATATCAGCCAGAGAAGGACGATTCTGGAAGCGGAATTGCAGTCCATTGTCCTTGCTCTTGGGATCACCAACCAGATAGAAGATACTATCAGAAGTCAGATCCTCCAGAACTTCAAACTCAAACCGTCCAGCAGCCCAGTTCGCATCGTTATTAGCCGAATTCAGCTTCTTGTCCGTTTTTAAAAGTTTCCACACCAGACGTTCTGCACTCTGAGGAATCAGAAGTTTCAGAATCTTCTGGCGAAGAGGATCACCTTTGGCATCAGTCATAGCCCAAGCATTTGAATGGGCAGTAAAGAATGCCTCTTCCGTTATAGCACTAGACGCTTCCTCATTACTCCAATCAGGAACTTTAGGATCAGGATTCGGACGAGCCGAATCAATCAAGTACATTCCATCAGGGCATAAGAACGGAGCGTTCGTTGGAGTAACCGCACGGTTGAACACATCAGCCTGAGCTAATTTCATCGTCCGTTTGGATGTATCCATCAGCCAATCATACTGACTGGTGATAGCACCAATGTCATCAACCTCTTCCAGCTTACGCTCATGCTTAATGCCGAGACGATACTGGTACATGCTGAATTCATACGGGAAGCCTTCGCCGGCCGTCATAAAGGTAAGGTCATCACCATCACGCGACAGAGGAACAACACCACCAGGACGATTCTTCGTCTTGATCTTGTAAAGATCCTGTTTCTGGTCATTTACTCTGAATAACCCCATGAGTTGTTCGCTCTCTACGGTTCCATAGGTTTGTTCCATTACTTCATCAACGTAACCATTAATGAGATTAATGAAATCTTCCTGTGACAGAGTATCGCTACCCGTAATACCTAGCTGTGATACAGCACTTGCACTTTTAGTAATATCCATTTTGTACCATCCTTCCTAATTAAACCAGCAATGCGCCAAGAATTTTGAACTGCACACGATCATGCCGAACACCACTGGAGTCTTTCTCAAAGTCTCCGCCCATCTGATAAGGCTCGTAATTATCCATCACGTCCTCAATCACTACAATCGGAGCAGTATTGTCAACATTGTCAACACCAACTAGACCAGTAGCACTCATATAGAGAGGATGTTTTGCACCAATGTCCGCAACAGCCATCTCAACATCTCCGCTTTCGCTAGAATCAACTACATAAGCCTCAAGAACCGTGTCAGCATTGATCTCCTGTACTGCAACATAGGTCGCAGCATCTTCCGAAACGTCAACCGTTTCACGAACTACAAAATACTGATTAGCAGCATCAAACGGTGAAGCACCAGTACTCAGCACACCAGCACCAGAGCGCAGAGGAACCATCGTCCCCGCACTTAGGTAACAAATTGAACCAGCCGTAAGATCGTTAGAGCTATCGTTAATATACCGATCCTTCGTAATCTCGCCGCCATTTTTGATGATCCGCGCACCTTGAATAATTTCTACATTCGCAGCCATTACATACCTCCATTATTTCCTATTTCACTTGGGTCTTTTGCCTTGGCAACCCGTTTACCAGCACTATTCTTCTTCCAGTACTCATCGCCATTCTTCTCTGTATAGCCCTCAGGCTTCTTGCAATACAGTTCTCTAACAGCATTAGCACTAGCTTCGGTCTGTGCCTCTCGTTCTTCTTGAACATCTTTAAGTGGTCGTTTGGCAATAACATCTTCGCGCCAGCGTAGAGCATCACCTTTTTCGTCTTTGACCAATTCAAAGCCACCGCGTTCCAACTGAACTCCAGTCACATCTGGATCAAGGTAACAATATGAAAACCCTTTATCCTCTGATTCTAGATCCTTCAGCATTTCCGCTCTCGTATCACGATAACGACCGGACACTTTAACATTCGGGGCAGTTGCACGTTTCTTCATTATTTCAATCCTTTCTTAGCTTCAGCACGATCCCAAGCACTTTGCGCTTTCTTAACATCACCATCAAACATTTTTAGAAGCATCTGACCTCCAGATGACTGGGAATCAAATTGCCTAGCCTTTTGTTCGGGTTCACGCCCTCGCTGGCCTCCGGCAGTACCTCTATACTCCATCAATGGTTTCATGTCCATGCGCTTTGCAATAGCAATCAACTTTGATTCATCAAGGTCTTTTAGCTCTTCGGATTTTTTTAACTCCTCAATAGCCGGTTTCCAAGCCTGAATCTCAGGATCAACTTCTTTGCGTAATCCTGTAAATTTACCCTGCATATCTGAATTCAATTCATGTAGTGCTTCCACTACGAGATTTGTAAGGTCTGATTGCTCCCGTTTCATTACAGCTTCACGTTCCTTTAGGAAATGTACTATTTCTATTGGACTGTCGCTGAACTTTTCGATTGTTTCTTCATCGAATTCATACGGGTCTTTTGCTTTTTCTTTAGGACTCATCATTTCACGTTGTTCGGAAATGCGTCCCTCGGATTGGTATTGCTGTTGCTTCAGTAATTCAATCTCTTTCTTGAGTTCACCTACGGTTTGACCGTTGGTTCCCTTCAAGAGTTGAATGTCATGCTCTTTATGTTCCAGCTGTTCCTGCAACTGTTCTACCGTGAGTTCTTCTGTCGCTTCGTCACCCGTTTTCGGGTCGTCGGTCTGAAGATCGCTCATTCATAACCCCCTTATACTTTATTACTGTTATTAGTGTCAACACTGTTTTTGTATGTGTTTGGAAGTTCCAAAACTCTATCAAGAGCTTTAACTACTTTAGCATACGAAACATCTTCATCATTTATTAGTTTTTTTAATGCACCTTCACGTTGTCTCTTGACATCGTTCCAGAAGACTTTTAAGTCTTCGGAATTCAAAAGAGTCGCAACGTAATTCTTTGACATTCAAACCTCCTTATTACTGTGGTTGTATTGATCCAAGTTCTCCAGCAATTTCATTGCCAGCCATTTGACCAGTAGTTTGTTGAGCCTGTTGAGCCTGTTGCTGTTGAGCCGCACCCTGCGACTCGATAAACTGTTTGTGAGCGTCCATGTGAGGCTGTAGCAGTAGTGTAATTATATCCTGCACTTTGCCCTGTTCGCTCTTCATCTGACCGGCAGCAGGGTCAATCTTGGCATTTAAAATAGGCATCCAACGCATGATCTCTGCATTCAACTCTGCAATATGAGCTTCATGGTCTTCCCCCTCTTGTGGATCAATATATTGACCTGTTTCGATCATCGAACGAATCTCATCCCTCTGGCGTAGACGTGCATCAACTCCACCCGTAGGAATAATGATATGATCTGATCCATGTACTTTAAGCCTCCTGAGCGCACTTTCTAGCCATGCACCAACATCAACCCTATGTTTCTTGCCTTCCAATAATGCAGGATTAGCAGACACCATCTGAAGTAACTGAAGTTCTTGCCCGGCTTGAACAAAGTCCTCCACGAATTCATCAACTACGTTAATCTCAACGTCAAAGTCGCCGTAAATCTGGTATCCTGCCTCTTCTGCATATACCGGATAATCCAATTCCTCGTCGGCAATCATTTTAATCATCTTGGGATCAAGATATGCCTGAGCATAGGATTTATACTTTTTAGCAATAAAACCAATTAACTGATGAAGAACGTATGAAGTTTCTCCCAAGTTAGGCTGTTGACTAAAACGGTTTATTGCCATTGATTCCGAAGCCGGAGTACGTCCCCCATTTGATTCGCCCATCATATTAGAGTTAATGGAACCGGAAACACCTTCTTCATTCTGGATTATATTGATCAACTGTGATGTCTGAGACGTAGTGTCTCTCGGTGCAAACTCTTTAATTGCTTGATTGATGTCATCAACATCCCATTTTTGTCCCGAACTATACTTGAAGTCGGTAGGCATATTCTTAAACATAGTGGAATCATAAACAATCGGAGGAGTATTTACCCCTGCAATATTATCAATAGTTTGCGCCCATAATGTGCATTCCACTGAATACATAGACCTTGCAGCCTCACCCCAGGACATAGAATAAAGCATATCAGTATCGTCTGGAATCACCTTAATCATTCGGATTGGAATCTCTCCGTCAGGATCAAAATCTTTTTCCATGCGAATAGGAATAGAATTTGTTAAAGAATTACCAATAGTGGTACACCAATATAACTCATAGTCTGCTTCATCATCGTAGACTTCACCATTTATCGGAACCCATCGGTAAACATCCCATTTCAGATAAAGCTCTGACTCTCCAGCAGAATATCCGCTACTACCAGAGTTTTCTACCATATCCTGCCTGATAGTTGATCCTTCTGTGCCATCCCAGCGATATTTCTGCAAGTTCTGACGAATTTTAAGAATCTGTTCTTTATCATACCACTTGGATTTTAGCCCTTTCTGAATCTCCATCCACGGCACAATAGACAAGACAACTACGCAATTCTGATCCTGTATGTTCTTGGCATATAGATCGGCATAAAGCATTGACCAATGAAGAATATTAAACGTAGGGAATACATTTATTTCTTTCTCTTTGAAAGCAATCTTTTTGGTCTTTGGATCTTTCAATGCTACTCTATGAACATCTTTATTCATTACTATCTGAACCGGGACATTACAGTATTTATGTGCTTGAAACCAAAACTCATACATCTTCTGTTTGCAATTACCATTCTTCCACGCATACTTAGCTAGGACATTATGAATAGCCGCTTGACTTGAAGCCTCTTCAGCGCTTCCCCAAACCTCAGCATTCGTGGTTGCACCATATTTAAACGGAAGGTCTACAGAAGAAGATATAGCATATCCTAAAGATGCCTTCTGATTTACCATGCGGAAGAAACGAACTGAACCTATGCTTGCCCTAGTGTCTGGAGCTTTTGACGTACTGGCAGCCTCTGCATCCTTCAGTGCCGTATTCTTAAAACACCGATACATGCCATCATTCACAAGCATCTTATCATCAAAGCCTATTGAATCCCGGTCAGTCTTGTATCTGTCAAAATCCTTATTTGAATCAGATAAGAACGTGGTCATCGTCTCTTCATTTTGTAGAATACTCATACTAATCCTTTGTTATGACGAATGGCTTTAGAAGTGGATTCTTCTTATCCATCAACTTCTCTGATAGAATAAACATGCTAGGACCAATCCTATTCCAGCCTCTTCCTTCCCATTCCGGTATAATCATAAAGTCACCAATATTCTCTTCGGTGAGGTATTTACACTCTTTACCTATCTTTAATATCTCACACCATAGGGTTCTGTCAATATAATCATCTGTATGAGCAATCAATATATTTCCATCTTCATAGCGAATATGGTCATTTGCGCACTTTGCAAGTAAGATGTTGTCATGCAACAAATCTAACTTGTCGATCATTTCAGTATCCAGTGAAAGGATCTCGTCCGACCCGCTGTATATGTGGTTTGTCTTCATTTATCCAGTATCCCTTTCCGTTGCTTTTTGACTTCATTACTTGTTTTGGTCTGATTGGTCTGTTTGGATTATAACGTGGTCCCATCATAAATCCATAGCGTAGCGCATCAAGATCGTGATCATCCTTCGCACTAGGCTTTTCTGATACTCCATCTTTAGTTTCTTTATTCCTGTAACCTTTAATGTGTTTTATGAGATTCTTACACTCCGAAGATACATAAAGTCTTGGCGCACCTTTCTTTCCTGTGATTATATGGGTACGCTCTGGATCAATCCTTAGAAGTTCTTTAATGATGGGGATTGTACTCTCGATGCTTTGCATAGGAGCCGGGCGCAATCTATTCAATCCACTCCGTTTATAGATGTCACCTATCGTGTAGCGTGAATTTGTGTCTGGATTCCTAAAGGAACGCCCATCAATTACGTCGAATATATATTGTTCGCCATTTTCGTCTACTACAGCCTCCTGAAAACGTCCAAACATCCCACCACCCATCTTAACCATACCCTTATCAATGAGTGTGTTTCTGGACAACTTCACAATGTTCTTAACATTCTCGCTAATAATTTCATCAGGCTTCAAGTACTCCCTGAAAGCTATATAGTCATCATCTGGCGTAATAGCCACCCATATACATGAAGTGGGGTTTGTACGTCCATGATCCATACACCTGAAAGCACAGTAGTTATCATCTATGCGCCCTTGGTGGATAACATGGACTGCATCATCCCATTCGTCATATACACGTCCGCCAGTAGTCTCAAAATCACCATAAATCCGAGACTTTATAGACCGTTCGGCTTTCTTGTTATTTGTCGTGATAGCCTCTTGTAACTCAGCAAGAAGAACCTTCTTTTCTCTTTCTGGAAAAATCCAGTCTGGCACATCTTCAATTAGATTGCCTTTATAGAACTCAGAAGTAAGTGCCTTCGTTGCAGTCTTATTAAACATTGCTTCAAACCATGTGCCACCACCAGTATCTGCTCTACCAGCAACCTTATGAGGAGTTGCCCCGCAAATGTGCATCCCTGCTGTCAGATATTCAGCACCATCTTTGCCTTTTGAATATTTGCGAGTTGTACGCATACGGGCATTTGCACCATCAAATTTCTCTTCTACCCCCTGTTCATCCCAAAGGAAATCATCCAATGCCTGTGATTCAAATGCACCCTGAGGTTGCCCCATACACATCATGTGTATTAGACTTCCACAGTTTAACGGTATAGAAAATGCCGATTGGCGTGGTGCATTGTAATCCTTTTTCTCGCCAAGCTCTATATCAGGAAGCCATGCCCGTACAATCTGAGGCCATACAGTCTTCTCAATGTTATCCCAATTATATGAAGCAACACCAATCTCCTTGGGTCCAGTCCATTCTCTATATTTTACACCGTGATCTTTAAAGACTTCCCAGTTTTTATCACACGGTATTAAACCCATAGTCATAATCATCTTAACCATTGCAATAGTTGATTTTCCGTACCGATTCCCGGAAAGAAAAGCCGTATAAACATGAGAAGCATCATTGATGAATCTATGGGAAGACGTATTGAAATCTGGAGAGTTAGCACAATGAGGTAAATAAAACCTTACCGGGTTAATCTCCCATTCGTGATATAGCCCCTCTAGGTATGAAGACTCTTTTGGATGCTGCGACATCCACTCACGATCAAACGAGAATATACGAAGACCAAGATTCAGGAAGAACCTACGATTATCCTGTAGTTTCTCCATAAGCTCAGGACGGTTCAGGTAATCCTGATACTCCAGCTTCTCCATTCCGTCTTCTGTGTAGAATTCAAAGACCACTTAGTACCTCAATAAATACTTCCGTACTCATTTCCAACTCCAAATCAGACAAGCATGGTTCTTCCGGCTCTTCTCCTGTATCCTCAGCAGGGAGTCTTTTCTTCCATTTAACAACCCTTGCCTTAGCACAAGCCGGGCATGATCCATGATTGCGACACGTCGAGTCAACAGCCTTACATCCTCTGTATGGCTTACGATGTTCTTTACCGTGCGCTATTGCTTTATCTAAACTCATTACTTATTGATCCTGATTACTGATGATTACTCCCATAATAGCATCAAGATTCCACATCTCTACTACCCTTTCATCTCTGAATACATGGAGCATTCCATCAACTACCTTTACATCTGTGCATTCTACTTCACGCGAATTATCTGAATCTAATATAATTTCAACCGTCATTTAGTTTCCTTTCAGTTTCTTCCATAAACGCCCGAACATTCCCCACCATTGTATTGCTGTCCAATCTGAGCTTGCTGTACGCCTCTTCAGACTCCTTTTCGATGTATGCCTTGCTGTATATGTCGTCTCCGCTATGAGACGTCGCGTGGCATGTCCTGCACAGAGCGTGGCAGTTCCTTTTGTCCCATCGTGTACGCAGCTTGTTACATACAAATAGATGCGCGAGATCGTGGGCTTCCTTTCCACACACATAACATCTACCTCCTTCCTCAGCAAAGACGACCTTCTTAATGAGATCATCTAACCTTTTTGTGTCATACGAGTTTGAATTCAAGATTACTTTTCTTTTCTATTGAAAGAGAATCCGGCAATACTTTGATAAAAGTATATTTGCCTTCTTTTTGAATATGCTCTTTACACCAACCAACCATCTTTTTAAGTTCACTTATGTCTTTTGGCTGCTCATCATTGGGCATGAACATTCCATTCTCAATATCAAACATCCCCACCATCATATTCTGCTTCTGTTTCATCATTCTCCTTATATATACCATTTCTTTTCGTCTTTAAATATCATCACACCTTCCGCAAATCCGAGCCTAACCAACTCATCACACAACGCATCATCCATGATTTTATGACACATTTCGGTATTTTCTCCGTATTTGGTGTGTATCTCTTCCATTTTTTCCTTGAACTCTTCCGATGTCATATCTCCCCTTTCACTGATTTAATACTTCATCCCGGTGAATCGCTTCCATCAATCTCACACACATATTGAATATCATTGGCTTTACTTCATCTGGCACTCCTTCTGGTGTATTATCACTTACCCACTCCCCTATGTTACATCGCTGTCTTGGCAACCGCTTGCGGTCTACCCAACTCCTAGCAACGTGATATGTTGGCTTATAGGTCTTAATCCTATCCATCAACTCTTCTTTGAACTCCACATCCTCTACGGTAGCCGCCAATTCTAAAACTTTGTCCTGTTTTCCTAACTCTCTGATTTGATCGTACCAATCCCGGTAATGGATCAGACTCAATGCTTTGTCTACCATGTACTTCTGATCTTTGTAATCCATCGGAGCTATAAAGTTCCAAAATTTCCAATGGTTAATCTTTAATGTCCGTATATCTTTGGGAATCTGACGACATACATATCTGATGTTATTGATATATGATGGTTTCCAATGTAGGTTAGGTCCAAATACCTGTGAAGCCTTTTCTCCAAATAACTTCTCCCCGGCATTCAGAGCATCACCAATATACCACTTCATCAAACAATCCCGGACGGTAGCAGCATAACCGAAAGCATCTAATTGATTGATCGCCCTAGCCCACTCAGTATAGGTACAGTCATCCGAGAAGTCTAACTCTGTGCATCCAACCCTGCAACACTGATAGTTTGCCATCTTCTTTGCAATAGCACCAATATCTAATACTTCATAAAGCCCTTCATTCGGGAGGTCTTGCTTTATGATTGGTAGGATTTCTCCGTACTTTGCCCTCTCTTCACTCATTTTTCCTCCTTTGAATCGTTAAGCCTCTTTGTAAATTCTCCTAATCCATCCATGCCCCTTAAAGCATTCTGATGTTCCATTATCTCTTTTTCCATAGATAAGAGATCGGGTATCATCCCCTTTAACTCTTTCATACACTTTATGGCATCCAGCGCACTTAATTCACTTATCTTCTTTTTGTCACTCGCCACCGCAGCATAAGAACTCAATGAGTTGAACATCATCTTGGCAGTCAACCGAATCTTGGTAGAATCTGGAATCTGACTGGTGAAGTTCTGGTATCTGTCAATCACAGCATCTATACCTCCCACTGTCTTCCCAGTAATGCCAGAGATCCCCGTAGAGGTCATTCCTAGCGTGTGTAGTGCCATGACGTACTTCTCTGCGTCTGGTATGTACTGGAAGTCAGGACAGGCAGCCTCAACGCTCTTAATCAACTCCTCGTTCGTCTGTGGTGTTAGCTTCACTTGCATTCCTTTATTGTCCTTATCACCATGTCAGACAACCAGAAAATCTTACTGAAACTTTCCTCGTTATTCTGTACGTGTGTCCCGCAGTTGCGCTTCTCGCCATCTGGACTCACCATATTCACACTCACTGACCAATCTTTCTCTTCTGGATAAACAGGATTCCCCTTCTCGTCGTAGTATATATGTCGCCCACT